GGTGGAATAGTCACAACTACAAAAGGCTGAGATACCAAACAGATACAAAGTGGAACAAGGGTCATTTGCCAGCCATGTTCGAATCTTATCAAGAGTTTATTGGCAATCGCACACAAAGAGAAGTTTTGGAGAGTTATTATGGAGACAACGAAGAGCAAACTTTTAACAGCCTTTGGAATAATCTTAAAGGAAGTCTTTATAAATTTGGTCGTTATTCCACTTGGTTTTATCTTCAGCATCTCACTCATACTGCTGGCATTAAGTGTATACCTACTAGCCTCATGCTGGACGATTATTCTGGCTCTCGTTCACATCGTAATGGTTTGCTTCTTGCCCTCGGCGAAGATGACAAATACGATAAACAACTTACTGCAGAAGAATATGAATCTCTTGAAGCAAGATCGAGATCAATACTTGAGGAGACGCGATCTAGATACCCCGACTTGCTAAATCAAATTGATTTCTTCACGATGGAAACTTGCCTTTGTTCATTCAAGAAAATCTTCCGTGAACACCATGGGCGATATCTTGGTTACTATCTTGATCGTCAGTCTGAAGAAATTCAGCAAGCAGAGAAAGATGGATGGACTGGCATTGAGTGGAATGTTCTTTGGCAAGCAAGAAACGAAACTCTTGATTCAAGGCTTGCGATTCGTAATGCCACAATCAACAAAGAAAAGTTTACTTCTTATGTAAGAAGTGGTAGAATAGATCGTCTAGATTGGATGTTCTCAGATGAAAACCCAGTACAACAAGGACTAGAAGCATTATGGTAAAAGTAATTGCAATGGGTGGTGAACCAGCAACAGGCAAGACCACTCTGATGTTTAAATTGATTTCAATGGCTAACGATTGGCAGGTTGTTAAGCCACAAAAACTTCTTGATGCAATGTATTCCAAGAAACTCAATCTTTATATTCTTGGCAAGTATGCAGATGATGGTAACGTGTTTCAAGGAACAGATCGGTTGAGCATGGCAGTGCAGCCTGATGCTGAGAAGTTTTTCAGCACTCTTGAATATGAATCAAATGCAAATGATCATTCAGTGAATGTAATCTTCGAAGGTGATCGTTTATTCAATGGTAAACTGCTGGATAAACTTTCGGAGTGGTTTCCAAATTCATATAAGGTTCTTGTTCTGACCGCATCTCATGGAACAAAAGAACAACGTCATGTAGATCGAAAAGATGATCAAGATGATAAGTTTAAGAATTCTCGTGCGACAAAAATCTCCAATATCATGGGTTCGCTAACGCTCATGGACTATATAGAGACAATGGTCAACGAAAATCTCGATGATCAGGCAAAGATCATTGACTATATTAGAAAATTTTACAACTGGAGTGAATAATTATGCAGTTAGAAGTCTCTGTAGAAGAACTACGCAAGAATAAACTATTTGTTGCAACCCCAATGTATGGCGGCTCTGCACATGGCATGTATGTAAAGTCATGCCTTGATCTTCAATCTGTTTGCACACAGTATGGCATTGAAGTTCGATTCTCGTT